AATATTAATTTTCCGCCATCATCGACGTGGTCACCAGTATATGTAACTTGTGCCGTAGCAACAATACCAGCATCTACTGGATCTACTCCGGCAGCAGGAAGAGCCTGTACTCCGGTGGAGCCTTCTAACATAGTAAACCCTTTAGGTCTAACTGGGCCGAAGAAACCCCATGGAAGCATGTATGAATCATCGATTCCAGACTTCCAGTCATCAGCCATTTCAATTCTAATATAGTCAGATTGGTTCATGTAATCACCAGAAATATCAAATACCATGTTGGTAGTATTCCAAGTTTGACTCATATCTCCAATTTTCTTTCCGACAAAGCTATCAGAAGATTCGTCTAAGTTACAATTTGAAAATTGCTCTACAAGTTCTCCATTTTGCCCAGTCTTTCTAACACTAAGAGTGAAAGAGGAATTGGGATTGGTAACAGTACCGAGCTTAAGATCTTCGATAGTAACATAATAATTCGCTTGGAACCATTCTCCATCATGGAGAGAAACCACGCGGAAAAGCTTCTTTAATTGAGAGGCATCGAAAGCTGATGAATTCAATTGTGGTGTTGGGTCTCGGTTAATAATCCAACCAGACTTGGCTGGTGTGGCTGCTGCTTGGTGTGTTACCATGTTAGAAGAGCCACTAACCAATGGAAGGATTACACCGTATTGAGCCCCAGCAGTAGAGCCAGAAACTAATGCCTGAACTGCCTCTTCATAAGTTTCACCTAAAAAGTACTTCTTTGCATTCGCAGAGCCGTAGTTCGTAGCAAAAGTCTTAAGAGGGTTAGTGTTCAATACATTTCTAATATAATTATCTTTTTGATCAGGATCAAGATGAAATACGTGCTTCTCAACAACGCTAGACTCGGTGTATGAATCTCTAATTTCAAGCGTAAAGGTGTTTCCTTTGCCACCTGTTGAAATAGACTCGATCATACATCCAGCGGAGGATGTAGTGGCAGAGGAATTGATGGTATTTTTTAGACCGCCAGCCATTGTACCACTAAGAGTAACAGCAGCACCAGTTGCATAAATAACAGCAGCCAATGTTCCAGTTACGTTTACTGTGGCTGATGCTGAGGGCATAATAAATAACCCGTATGCGGTAACGTTTGTTGCATGTGTGCCGGTATCGGCAGTTAAATTGGCACCATCCAGATTCCAACCAGCCTTAACATATCCGCTGGCTTGGTTATCTGCATCTTGACCAAGCAACCTTACAAAGGTAACTGGTGAAGTTTCTGATGCTAGCCACGCTTGGGCTGCATAGGCTCCGTATGTCGCAGATTGGTTATTTCCGTCTCTCCAAACATCATTGTTAGTGGTTCCTTTACCACTAATCGGGTCGCCAAAAACAGCAACAAAGTCTCTTAAACTTTTAATCTTGGTTGGTTGCATAGCTGGTCCAGCCTTTGCTCTTCCAATGATCAATAAACCGTCATCAGTTACTGGCGCCTCAATAATACTCTCGTCAATCTCTTCAACAGAAATACCGGGCGATACAAAATCAAATTTTCTAGGCATTAAAAAAATCTCCTTATAATCTTTCTCAAAGTAAATAGTATCTTATAACGCTAATGACACTAATCTCTGTAATCGCTGTCTTTATCCTTCCAAGGGATTTTGTCTCCAATAATAACTCTTTCTCTAGAAATTTTTACTTTTGTTCGATTTTCTCTGATTGTTACCTTTGGCTTTTCTCTGTTGTCTCCCTCTCCGACCAAATATCCTTGTACTCTAATCTGGACCTTTGTCTCGAACATCCTTTCTTCCTCTCCTAGGTTATCCAGATTTTTACTTTCACTAAAATCCGGCTGAATGAAGGCTTCATAGCGATAATTGTCGTTTTTAAGCATAAAACTGTTGATATTGCCGGTTTTTGTCATAAAAGGCTGAGAAAGTGAGTTCATTTGCTGTTGATATTCAGTTCTAAGGGTAATAGTATACATCACAGCTACATAAACCGGTGCAGGCATGATAATCTCTTGGTAAACAATGTTAGAACTTGTAACTCTGCCTGTCTCATCTCCATTCTTTGACCCTCTGTTTCTTTTTGTGTTGGCAAAGTTTCTTGTTTTATCTTGTTTGATCCTTCTTGAGATAGTTATGGCTCCACCTTTGTAATCTGGGTGTTCAAACACGTTAGCTTGAAAGGCGCCTTTAAAAGCAGGATCTTTAGAGATTGAATCCCTGCTTACCACTATAAGAGGTAGTATCAATTTACCAGCAGAGTCTCTTAGTTCTTTATTATTTTTGATTTGAAATGCTCTTTCCGCGCCTAACCAAAGAACCTTAGCTTTATTATAGCCATTGTTGGTGTTGGCGTGAAGATTCAATTCTTCATCAATATATTTAAACATCGCTGTATCTATAGATTCTATAGACGATGGTTCAAATGGTTCATGTTTAATCGGCATTAAATAATCCATCCCTTGCTCTTATGCAATCTGCTTGTATCTCGAACCTAGATTCGGGCTGCCCGAAGAGGAGCTTAGGTTCATTAAGTTTTACAATTTCGTAAAAGATTTCTCCGTATCTAACAAAGTCCCCTTCCCTAACAAACAAGTCTTGATCTTCGGTCAAGCGTCTTTTATGAAATTTGACATTTATTTTGGTCAATTTATCAACCCCAATACCGGCCATATAGGCACTTTCTATGCCTTGGTACTCGATGAGGGCATGAACCCTTATCGGTGGCAAAAAAGTCTTCTCAATCGCCTCTCCGTACAGCGGATGATAGTTTGTGTGATCTATATCAATGGCAAAATAAAGAACTTGTTGCCCAACGACTCTTTCGATGATTTCGTCGTTGACTTGCTTAACAAGGTCCTTCTCTTTTTTACCAAGAAAGAGTGGTGGGGGTGGTTGATCTGGTTTTTTCCATTTGTTATCTGACATTCAATTAACCTACAAATATCTTTAGTGGAACTTCTGACAAGATAGCTTTAGAATTGTCAGCTACTTCCTTATCACTAGCAATAAGCTTAGGATACGTGATTTCATCAAGTTGTGTCTTGAGTTCTTCTCTAAGTTTTTCTTGCTCTGTTTGGGCTTGGGACAACAAGTCTGAAGCGTTTAAGGTGATATTGTCTCCCGGTATTGGGATCGCTCCACCGAATTTGCCTCTAATTTGCCCAAGAGTTTCCTTAGATAGTGCCAAAGAGAATCGTCGAATCCACTGTTTTCCGATGGAATTGATGTTTTCATAAGCAATATTTTCAAATGGTAAGGTGTTCATGTTATTAATACCGTCTTGGCCTATATCTTTATCATCCGTCCAAGGGTCCTGTGATACGGAGAACCTAAAGAATATTTTGTCTGGTGACTGCGAAGTGGGAGTTGGATATAATAATAAAGTATTATCGACAATCTCGTATGAGTAGTGACTGGTTCTGGTGTACAGGTGATCTTCGTATTGCATGGCTTGTATTTTGTTCTGCCATGCAGGGATAACTTGAAACGAAGAATCGTCAGCATACTGTCCATATGTGCTCATATCACCAGTAACGTTTAAGCCGCCATAATAGCCGAAAAATCGCCACATCTGTCGAGGTGACACGTAGTACACTTGACGTATAAAAACTCGTTTATTTCCCACTTCTCCGTAGAATGGGGAGTTAGAATCGCCTGTATCAATGGCAGACACAATACTCTGTAGATTATATTCTTGCTGGTCGGACACTGTATCAAAAGAGGCTGAGTAAATTGGCGTGTTTCCGCCAACTGTAGCTTCTGTGGAAAACGCATCTGATACCCTAAATGCTGTTTCAAAACTAAACTTAGGATATTTCAATTCGATATTTTTAGTACCACTGTCTGTTCTTTCGCCTTTGTGATTAAAAGAACCAGTGGTAGACCCAAGAGAAGACCCTAGTATATTTTTTGACTGGTGTAGGTTTACAATATAAGAATATTCTAAGACAGCCTCTTCGTAGTTCGCGAAAACGCTACCAGAGGTCAACTCAATGTCCAAGACATCTCCGCCAAGTTTCTTATAAGTGTAAGCTACTTGGGCAACTGCCCCAGAGACAAAATTGACGCTAGCTGTGTAATATCCTATGGGACAAGCATCAGAAACGTGCGAGTTAGCCGCAGTTGAGCCGTTAAACGAAGCCGTTTCTGGTAAAACAATAGCGCTAGTTGTTGAAGTCGGTGTTAAGGTTGGTAAAGACATTCATGAAACCTCCAATCAATTATAAATAGTCTTATATCTTAAGATTGGCTTCAATGGCTTTTATAATGTTTATTTTGGTCATTGCGGCATATACTTTAATATTGTTCTCTTTTGCAAATTTAACCAAGTTTCTCTTTGTCATTCTTTTAAGATTGGGGGTTTGCTTTGTTGTTTCCCCACCTTCACTCCCAGTATTTTTTGATTTTAAAACTGGGGTGATAGTCTCCACTGGAGGGGCTGTTTGTGTCTCTTGTTCTTCTAAGGGCTCTGATACTGCAATCTTGCTAGTTTGGGCCTCTGTATTGAAGTTTTCTAAAATTCTATCGCAAGAAATTGATACATTCTTCATTCGTTCAAGTGCAACAGAATTATCCTCAACTACCTTTGTAAATTTCACTTCTTGCTCTCTGGTCTTCATTCGCTCGATTCTTTTTTTTCTTCTCAAGCGTTGTGATTTTTTAGCCATATTAACTCCTTGGTAATGACATAATTAGACTCAAATCTCAAAAATGAGCCGAAAATAAAATTTTAGATATTCCCCAAACAGAAAAAGCCCACCGAGGTGAGCTTAGTCTTAATGTTGTGGAGATTAAGGGTTAACTAAGAGCAGCAGTACCGAATGAAACACCATTGTTTGCAACAGTGTTTGCAAGACCATGTACATAATAGTTAACACCATCAGAAATAATTTCCACCATGTCTCCACTCTTAGCACTGGAAGCATCGAATCTAATGAAGTCATGACCCGAGCCATTTGCCAATGATTGGGCATCACCGGTAATTAATCCGTGAAAAGATTCTCCTCCGGAAGCCGTAATATTAACATCGTTATCAACACTACCGCCGTCTAATTCGGTAATAATCACTTTAATCCACCAGCCTTTACCAGCGGCTGCTGAAGTTGGTAGAGTCAAAAGAGTGTCGGCCGCTGGGTTGACAATAAAGATTGTTCCACAATCGGAAACATCAACTGTTTTATTAGCGGTAACTTGTTCAATTTTTTTTCTATCCGCAGAGTATCTTCCTAATTTAGCCATTTATTTAATCTCCTTATAATCAATAAAATGTTTTGCACCCTTGAGGTGCGATCATTAGTAAATAGTGCTACCAAAAAGAAAACCCCCAACCGAAATGGAAGGGGGTATCTTTTTTAACTTCTCAGTTTAGATTAGCTTGCGCCGCTCTCTCCAAGGAGTCCTCGAACGATAACAAGACCGTACATATCAGGACGAACCATCTTCTTCGCGTAACGGGTCATTACCCCTTTACGTGGAACGAAGTCTTCAGGCCCGAAGATCGTAGGTGTGGTTTGTAGAGGCACATAAGGTGCATATACATAACCGCTTTCAAGGAAGCTATTTCCTCTACGTCCAACGAGAATAACGTTTCTTGGGAAGTAAGGATCAACCATAACGTCGAACTTACGACTCAAGGAACCAGTTTTAACGGCACCAATGTCGCCTTTATCAGCGTCAGCAGTAACGTTAGCACGGAATCCAGAGGTGAACTCAAGGATATTAGCAACTTCAGGGCCGCAAACTACAAAGTTAGCTCCACCGCGAAGTGTCTTTCTGTGAATTTGAGCAGAAATGTCATTGATGGTCTCAATAAGAGTTTCATACCATTCGCTAACAGTTCCGGTGAAGTCAGGAGCAGCCGCAGTTGCGCCAAGTTCAGCACCAGTTGAACGATTAACGAAAAGACCGGGCGAACGAGACCAGTACATTGTACCAGCAGTTGCACCATTCACAAGATCGGCAAGGATCTCACGGTCGATTTCAAGAGCGATTTGCTCAGAAAGGATAGAAGTCAATTCAACTTCAGCATCAAGATTGTGATAAGCATTCAAGTCTTGACCAAGCTCAGGGGACCACTTAGCTTTAAGCTTCTTGGTTTGAGCGGTGATCGCAGTTGAATCAACCTTGATATCAATCTCAGGAATGCTAGATTCCGCTTCCAGTGGGAACAGATCACCAACAACAGCACCAACGGTACTAGATGCATCGATTTGATCCTTAAGAGGCACTGTAATATGAGCAGCATTAGTGGCATTCGCCAAAGCAGCATCGGCAGCAACAGAAGCGCCACCAGTTTCAATTGAGAATACAAAGCGAATTGATTCACCTTGTGTGTTGAGAGCATCGGCAGAAGCAACTTTATCCGTCAGACGACGAATCTGCTTCATTGTACCAGCATTAGAAACAGCAGTAATATCTGTTGCTAAGTCAGTAACAGCGAATTGAAATGCAGATAGATTGTCAAAATCAGGGTCACCTGCGGTGCAAGTCATAGCTGATTTTTTAAGATCCACAACAACCACTTTATAAGTGCTATCAGTAATCGTCAGAAGATCTGGGTCATACTGAATATATTTCTTGTTAGCTTCAGAGACAGAGCCGTCCAAGTCAAAGACAAGGGCGCGGCCATCACCCGTTGCAACAGCAGCAACAGAACCACTTGGAGATGCATAAGCATAACCTGTAGCGCCCTCACGAAGAGGTCCGCCAAATCCTTCTTTACCACCAGCGTCAACAAGTGTAACACCGCCGATTATTTCGGAGCCAACTTGGTCAGTACCATAAATTGATTTATCAGCAGTATTACCCATACGAGGCATGCCACCGATTGCATCCGAGAATGTGAAATCAAGGAAGAAAATGAGACCACTAGGCAGACTCATTGGTTGAACACTAACAAGATCGTTAGCGATAAGTCCGGCGAATACACGTCGAACAATTGGGAATGCAACAGCGGCGAAACCTTCAACATCGCCAGCCGCCAAGGTAGAAGCTTCTCGCAGAAGTTCCTTCGCTTGGTTTTCGAGCAGACGAGCCATATTATGTTGCTGTCGCTCATTTTCAAGGCCTTCAAGTAAACCTGTTTGTGTCCATTTATTCAAAAGAGCTTGCCCTTCTGCTTTCATGTCACGATTTACTATGCCTTCAGTAAGTTTTTGTACAATAGACATTTTAATACCTCCTACAGTATGTCATTTATTTAATACCAGCTAACTTTCTCATTCGCTCTGCGAATGTAAGTTCTTGTGCTGGTTGTTTTTTTCGTGGTAATATACCTGATAAATTAGATCTACGTTGTACTGACTCGCTCAGTGATTTTGGTCCACTTTTTTTGGTGGAACCCACTGTCGCCCTAAGAGTCTCTTGCATAGTCTTTGCGTCATCTGGTGTACTTGCCGTAGCGATGGCTTCAACAATCTTTCGTTTTTGTCGCTCATTCAAGGAGGCATCGCCTAATGTTTGATTGCTATAAAGCAATTTAGCATTTGATAGTAGAGTTTCATTTAGAACCTCTTCCATCTTTTCAATAATGTTTTTAAATTCTTTTGTTTGGTTCTGAGACTTATTAAGAGATTCGTCGAGTTCTTCTAATCTTTTTTGCAAAAGCTCGTTCTCTTCTTTATGTGAGTCTGCTTCCATTCTGGCTAATTCCATTTCTTTGTTATAGCCTAAAGTAGCTTCGCTAGTTTCGAATGTACCGTTTTTGTGTTCTCCGGCCATATCAACAACAAGCTCCTCTTCTAAAACTTGATCGTCACCAATCTCATTCAATATATTCATGAT